AATGCGTTTAAATCAAAGTATGTTGACTACATTGAGAGTGAGTTTGACAGAAGAGATAACGGCCATTGGTTTATGAATAACAAAGTACCAACTTATATTACTGGTACTCATTATATGTATTTGCAGTGGACAAAGATTGACGTTGGTCTACCTGACTTTAGAGAATCAAATAGAATCTTCTATATATATTGGGAAGCCTGTAAAGCTGACGTTCGATCTTTTGGTATGGGATACTTAAAGAACAGACGTTCTGGATTCTCATTTATGTCAAGTGCGGAGATTAGCAATACTGGTACAATAGTTCGAGATTCCAGAATTGGTATCTTATCTAAGACTGGATCGGATGCCAAGAAGATGTTTACCGATAAGGTTGTTCCAATTGTAAGAAACTATCCATTCTTCTTCAAGCCTATTCAGGATGGTATGGATAATCCAAAGACTGAGTTAGCATTTCGTGTTCCAGCGAGTAAGATTACTCGTAAGAATATGGATCAAGAAAACGATGACGATATTGATGGATTGGATACAACTATTGACTGGAAGAACACAGCTGACAACAGCTACGATGGTGAGAAGTTACTATTGCTAGTTCATGATGAGAGTGGTAAATGGGAGAAGCCAGAGAATATATTAAACAACTGGCGAGTAACTAAGACTTGTCTTAGGTTAGGTAGTAAGATTGTTGGAAAGTGTATGATGGGATCAACATCAAACGCGCTATCAAAAGGTGGTGAGAACTTTAAGAAATTATACTACGACAGTGATCCTAGAGTAAAGTCTGCAAATGGTCAGACTAAGAGTGGTTTGTACTCGTTATTTATTCCAATGGAATGGAATATTGAAGGGTATATTGATGAGTTTGGTTGGCCTGTATTTGAAGATCCAGAGAAACCTGTAAAAGGTATTGATGGAGAGATGATATCGCAAGGCGTTATTACTTGGTGGAACAATGAAGTTGCTGCATTGAAAAGCGACTCTGATGCATTGAATGAATTTTACCGACAGTTTCCTAGAACAGAGTCGCACGCATTTAGGGACGAGTCTAAGCAATCTGTGTTTAACTTAACAAAGATATATCAACAAATTGACTACAACGATTCGCTTATAAAAGATAAAGTACTTACAAGAGGATACTTCCATTGGAAAGGCGGTAAATTAGACAGTGAGGTTGTTTGGACTCCAGATCCCAAAGGTCGTTTCTTGGTGTCATGGATTCCAGAGCATAAGATGCGTAACAATGTTATAACAAGGAATGGTAAAAAGTATCCAGGGAATGAACAGCTAGGTGCGTTTGGATGCGATCCATACGATATATCTGGTGTTGTTGGTGGAGGTGGATCTAATGGTGCGTTGCATGGTATGACTAAGTATCACATGGCTAACGCTCCAACAAATGAGTTTTTCTTAGAGTATATAGCAAGACCTCAGACTGCTGAGATATTTTTTGAGGACGTTCTAATGGCCTGTGTGTTCTATGGGATGCCAGTATTAGCAGAGAATAACAAGGCTAGGCTGCTTTACCATTTTAAAAATAGGGGATACAGAGCGTTCTCAATGAATAGGCCCGACAAACACAAAACAAAGCTATCTAAGACAGAGATTGAGATTGGTGGGATACCTAACTCATCTGAGGATGTTAGACAGGCTCATGCATCAGCTATTGAGACGTACATTGAAGAATATGTAGGTCTTGATACTGAGGGAACATATAGAGATCCTGACTGCATGGGATCTATGTATTTTACAAAAACATTAGAGGATTGGGCTAAGTTTGATCCTAACAATAGGACAAAACATGATGCCTCGATTAGTTCTGGTTTAGCAATTATGGCTACACGTAAGCATTTATTTGCGCCAGAGAAAAAAGAATCAAAAATAAGTATTAAATTTGTAAGATACGACAATCGTGGGACTAGAAGCGAAATAATAAAATAATGGAGAAATTATCAGTTGTAATTTATCAATCACCCTTTCCTAACCAAATGGCTACCGATGAGGAAAAGGCCACAATGGAATATGGATTAAGAGTAGCAAAAGCAGTTGAAGGTGAGTGGTTTAAAAGAAAAGCAAACACATGTCGTTTCTATGATCAGTGGGGTGAGTTCCATAGATTAAGACTATACGCAAGAGGCGAACAGCCAATTCAAAAATATAAAGACGAGTTGTCTACAAATGGAGATATGTCAATGTTAAATCTTGACTGGACTCCAATTCCTATTATTCCTAAATTCGTTGATATTGTTGTTAATGGAATGAATGATAGGCTTTTCACAATCAAAGCTGAGTCACAAGACGTTATGTCTGCTGAAAAGAAAAACATATTCCAGGATATGATTGAAGCGGACATGGTTGCTAAAGATTTCTTGCAACTAACAAAAGACCAGTTTGGCATTGACGCTTTCAATGTTAACCCTGACGAGTTGCCTGAGAATGATGATGAACTTTCTTTATATATGCAACTAAAATATAAGCCGTCCATTGAGATTGCTGAAGAAGTTGCTATAGATACCGTTCTTAAAATGAACGACTATCCTAAGTTAAAGAAGATGATTGACTACGATTTAACTGTTTTGGGTAAAGCCGCTTTGAGACACACATTCCTAGTGAATGATGGGTTGAAAGTTGATTACGTTGATCCAGCCAATCTTATTCATAGTTATACTGAGAAGCCAGACTTTTCAGATTGCTATTACTTTGGAGAGGTTAAGCAAGTACACTACACTGAGCTATTGAAGATTGATCCAACATTAACAGATGAGAAGTTGGATGAGATTAGAAGAGCTGCTTCTGCTTGGTATGACTTCTTTCCTATTATACGAAACTACCAAGACAGCGCATTTTTGAATGAGGTTGTTACTTTACTTTATTTCAACTACAAAACACATAAGAAGTTTGTTTGGAAAAAGAAGCTACTTGAGAATGGTGGTGAGAGAGTAATTAGAAAAGATGAGTCATTCAATCCTCCAATGGAAGATGGTATGCCATTTGAAAAAGTGGAGAGCGTTAAAGACGTATGGTACGAAGGTATTATTGTTGGTGGATCAAATATCATATTACAATGGAATATGATGAAGAATATGGTTCGACCAAAGTCTGCTACACAAAAAGCATTACCTAACTATGTGGTATTTGCTCCTAGAATGTATAAAGGAAACAATGAATCGCTAGTTAGAAGAATGATTCCTTTTGCTGATCAGATACAGCTTACGCATCTTAAATTACAACAAGTAATGGCGCGTGTCGTTCCTGATGGTGTATTCATTGATGCTGATGGTATTAATGAGGTTGACTTAGGTACAGGCGCAGCGTATAATCCAGAGGATGCGTTGAAGATGTATTTCCAAACTGGTAGTGTTATTGGCCGTAGTTATACACAAGAAGGCGAGTTCAATAATGCTAGAATTCCTATTCAAGAACTAAACTCAAACAGCGGTCAATCTAAAATGGCTGCTCTTATTGGTAACTATAATCACTATCTAAACATGATACGTGATGTTACTGGTATCAATGAGGTTAGAGATGGATCAACTCCAAATCCTGATGCATTGGTTGGTGTTCAGAAACTTGCAGCGTTGAGTTCAAACACAGCAACAAGACATATATTAGAGGCTGGTCTTAAAATGACAAAGAACTTAGCTGACTGCCTATCTATTAGAATTGCTGACATATTAGAGTACGCTGACTTTGCTGAAGAGTTCGCTATGCAAATTGGTAAGTACAACGTAGCTATACTTGGTGATATTCGTGAATTGTATCTACATGACTTTGGTATATTCATTGAAGTATCTCCAGACGAGGAGCAAAAGCAAATGCTTGAGGCAAACATACAAGTTGCGCTTCAACAACAAACTATTGACTTAGAAGATGCTATTGATATTAGAATGATTAACAATATCAAGTTAGCAAATGAAATGCTCAAGTTAAAGAGAAAGAAACGTATGGAGCAGAAACAGAAGGAACAAGAAATGCAGTTCCAAATGCAGATGCAGACAAATATTCAATCTCAACAAGCTGCTGCTGAGTCTAAAGCTCAACTTTTACAACTTGAAGCTCAATCTAAAATTCAACTTAAAGAGGCTGAGATGAATTTTGCTATACAGCAAATGCAAGCTGAGGCAGCTATTAAAGCACAGTTAATGGAACAAGAGTTCCAGTACAATATGCAGATTAAGGGAATTGAGACTGACAACTTAATGAAGCGTGAAGAAAAGAAGGAAGAGGCCAAAGACAAGCGAGTTGACTTACAAGCTACTAGACAATCTGAGCTGATTAACCAAAGAAAAAACAACTTACCTCCAGTGAATTTTGAGAGTAGTGGTAATGATAATTTGGGTGATTTTGATTTAGAAGCATTTAGTCCTAAATGACAGGTATATATAAAATAATATCTCCAAAAGGTAAAATTTATATAGGTCAAGCAATTGATATTGATAAAAGATTTATTTCATATAATAAATTAAAATGTAAATATCAACCAAGATTATATAATTCATTTAAAAAATATGGAGTTCAAAATCATATATTTGAGATAATAGAAGAGTGTTCAGTAGAGGAATTAAACATCAGGGAAAGATATTGGCAAGATTATTACAATGTTATTGGTAAGAACGGATTAAATTGCTTACTTACATCTACTACAGATAAGATAAAAGTTATATCTGATGAAATGAAAGAAAAGATAAGAATTAAGACAAAAAAATATCGTCATACTAATGAAGCAAAAAACAAAATAAAAAAATCACTTACTGGTAGAGTTCATAGTTATGAAACTAGAAAGAAAATATCAGAATCTCAATTAAACAAAAAAGTATCTAAAGAAACGTGTTTGAAAATATCTAATGCTTTAAAAGGTAGAAAATTATCAAAAGAATGTCTGATGAAAAGATCGATTTCTATTAGTGGTGAAAATAATTCTAAAGCTAGAATAGTAATAAATTTAGAAACTGGAATATTTTATGGATGTATTAAAGATGCAGCAATTGCTAATTGTATAAATAAAAATACTTTAAATAATTATTTAATTGGACATAGAAAAAATAAAACATCTATGATTTATGCATAATGTAATGAATAATATATTAGCCAAAATAGCTAAAAATAGGTCGTTTTGATTAATATATTAGCCAAAATTATATGCATTATATGCAATAAAATATAATTATTATCTTTGTAAAAATAAATTTAATCAAATGGAAGGAGAATTTAAAGTAAGAGCAGTGGACTTTGAAGAAAAGTCTGTAGCTGAAGTAGAGCAACAGTTGCTTGATGAGCACGCAGAGAAGACAGGAACGCCTGTAGAAGAAGCTCCTGTAGATACAGTAGTGATTGATACACCACCTGTTGTAGAAGAAACACCAATCGAAACTCAAGAGATTGAGATAGATGACAACAAAGTTCTTTCATATATTGGAAAAAGATATAACAAAGAGATTA